TAATTAAAACTTTTAAGGGAATCAAATATCATCAGGAATTTCCAGTTACTGGCGTATTCATAGCTAAATTTGAAAATGAGTTTATACCAAAAACAATTTGGCAAACATATAAAGACCCATTCGACCATCTCCAGCCTTACATGCTAGATGCAGTAAATACATGGAAGCACCATAATCCAGAATACGAATATAAGTATATGGACGATGAACAGGCTAAAGAATTTGTATTGAAAGAATACGGGGAAGAATGGCTTCAGCTATTCAATAGCCTCCCAGTAGGAGTTATGCGTGGAGATTTATGGAGGTATATGGTCATATATAAATATGGCGGAGTATATGCAGACCTAGATACCCTATGTAACCAGCCCGTATTTAATTGGATTAGTAATAAATATAAATTTATAGTTTGTCCAGAAAATGATAAAGACTTTTGTCAATGGACATTTGCTGCCTCACCAGGACATCCATTTCTTAAATCTGTATTAGATTACATTAAAGAAAAATTAGAGAATCCAAATTATGAAATGCAGCATTTTGTTCATGCACACACTGGACCAACTGCTTGGTCAAATGGTATACTTAACGCCTTAAATATAGAATATGGAACTAATTTGATTGATGGCTATGAAAAGATAAACAATTCTGAAATAGCCAAACAAAATCGTTTCTATTTATATGGAGGGGAACGGTGGCGAATTTTTCATTTTGAAGCTGTCAAACACATGTATGGAAGTCAGACATGGAAAGAAGGATATGTTCAGTGGGTTGAAGATCCATTGGTGAAAGGTAAAAGATAATGCTTGAACCAGTATTTCCAGATTCAGGTCAATTTCAATGTGATGACTTGTATTTGTTAACAGTCGGAACAGAGGCAGGAAAAGAAATATTAGAAACCTGTCATGAAATTGCACACATGTTAGTAAAGAAAAATATTGCCTACGGTAATTCAGCCCTTGACCCTGTGCGTATATTTTCAAAGGCAGGACCAAGAGAACAGCTCCATGTTCGTATTGATGACAAATTAAATAGACTTATGAAGGGCGCAGAATATCCAGGAGATAATGATATTGATGATTTAATTGGATATTTAGTTCTGCTTAAAATAGCCAAGTCTAGATCCTAGTCAACTAAAACATGGTATAATTTAACCATATGGATATTGAATTAGCTGATCATTTTGATCGTATGAATAAAGTAGTCGAAGAACTACTAAAAGGAAATAACCCAACTCAAATCGCTGCCGTCACAGGTTTTAAACGGGCAGATGTGCTAGGGTATATAGACGAGTGGAAAGAAGTCGTTAGAAACGATTCTGGGGCTCGTGACAGGGCAAAAGAAGCTATCTCTGGGGCAGACCAACACTATGCAATGCTTATAAAAGAGGCATGGAAGACTGTAGAAGATGCAGATCAATCAGGTCAATTAAATGTAAAGGCGACTGCATTAAAGTTAATTGCAGATATAGAGGGCAAAAGAATTGGAATGCTGCAAGAAGTTGGCCTACTAGATAATCAGGAATTAGCATCGCAGGTGGCGGAAACAGAAAGAAAGCAAGACATACTTGTAAAGATACTAAAAGAAGTAACTGCAACTTGTCCTAAATGTAAAATGGAAGTTGCTAAACGTTTGTCTCAAATAACTGGAGTAGTAGAGCCAGTTGTAATTGATGCAGAGGAAGCTAGTGGATCTTAATTTTAATGATCTCATTGATATCCTAGACGGAGAGGAATTTGATGAAAGACCAGTCGATTTACGAACATTTGTTACAAGCCCAGACTACCTTGGATTACCCCCACTTTCGGAGTACCAATATACTCTCATTGAAAAAGGGTCACAAATATATAAAGAATCCACTCTTATTAAGCTCTTTGGCGAAGCTGAAGGCAGGCGGAGATATAAGCAAACCTGCACAGAAATAATTGCACAGTTAGGCAAAGGCTCTGGTAAAGATTATACTTCTACTATTTCTGTCTCGTACATAGTTTACTTATTGCTATGTTTGAAAGACCCAGCTATATATTATGGCAAGCCTCCTGGAGATACAATTGATATTATTAATATTGCTGTTAACGCACAACAGGCCAATAATGTTTTTTTTAAAGGATTTAAAACAAGAATAGAAAGATCACCATGGTTTGTAGGAAAGTATGACCCAAAGGCCTCAGAGATTAGGTTTGATAAGAATGTAAATGTTTATTCTGGACATTCGGAGCGAGAGGCATTTGAAGGATATAACGTTATCGCAGTTATCCTTGATGAAATTTCAGGATTCGCAACAGAAAATACAACTGGTCATGACCAAGCAAAAACTGCCGATGCCATATACGATATGTATCGTGGCTCTGTTATTTCTCGTTTTCCAGACTATGGTAAAGTTATTTTGCTTTCATTCCCACGATTTAAAAATGATCCAATACAAAAATTTTATGATTCTGTAATTGCAGAAAAAGAAACAGTTTTAAGAAGTAAAACCCTTAAGATGGATGAGGATCTCCCAGACGGAACCACAGGAAATGAAATTACTGTTGAGTGGGAAGAAGATCATATAATCTCATATAACATTCCAAAGGTATATGCTTTGAAAAGACCAACATGGGATGTTAATCCAACAAAAAAGATTGAAGATTTTAAAGTGGAATTTTATAAAAATATGCCAGATGCTTTAAGCCGTTTTGCATGTATGCCACCAGAAGCAATAGATGCTTTCTTTAAATCAAGAGAAAAAATAGAAAAAGCATTTAGCAATATGGCATTAGCTGTAGATAACTTTGGTAGATTTGAAAATTGGTTCGCACCAGACCCTGATAAAGAATACTTTCTACACGTAGATCTTGCACAAAAGCATGACCATTGCGCTGTGTCTATGTCCCATGTTCAAAAGTGGGTTAATGTAAAAGTAACTGATACATACTCCCAGCCTGCGCCAATTGTCGAAGTAGATGCAGTTAGGTATTGGACACCTACTGTAGATAAATCGGTAGATTTTACTGAAGTAAAAGATTATATACTGTCGTTGAGAACAAAAGGATTCAAAATAAGACTTTGTACTTTTGACCGTTGGAATTCTCATGACATGATGCAGCAATTAAAACAATATGGAATTAATACAGAAACTCTATCAGTAGCTAAAAAACACTATGATGATATGGCTATGGTTGTAGCTGAGGACAGGATTACTGGGCCGCATATCCCACTACTTATAGATGAATTATTGCAGCTGAAAATAATGCGTGATAAAGTAGACCATCCACGCAAAGGTTCTAAAGACTTGGCGGATGCTGTATGTGGATCTATTTATAATGCTATTAGCAGAACTAAATTTGAAACTAATCAAGAAATTGATATTCATACATATGATTCAATTTCAAGACGTAGAGATAGCGAAGGCGAAGATATTAGATTAAATGTAATTAGGCCACCAAAGATGCCTTCAAAATTGGCGGACGTACTAGATGGAATGGAAATACTATGAGCATATATCAAGATAAAGCAAAAGAATGTAAATGCTGTGGAAAGCATGTTCCGCTGCCAACTACTCTAAAAGAGTATTCTGGCTACATGCTATGTCCGACAACATTTGCAAATGTAGTTGAATATAAGAGATTGTGGAGATCTCTTGGGGCAAGACCGCCTGGAAGCGTTAGAAAACATTTTTCTGACTATGTCCAGCAGTTAGTGGAAACTACTATTGACAAAAATGAGGACGGGACAATACAGTAGTTGTTATGATACATTTATTATGATATAATATTGTTATGTTGGAATGCGGAACTTATTCAGGTTATATAACACATGGCAGAAATAAAGAAAAGCCATGTGACAGTTGTAGGTTTGCAGCAAATGAATATCGGCGAAAAAAAAGAAAAAAAGATAATGATATTTTGGGCTATGATCCAAGAAGATTTAAAAAACATCATATAACAAAAGAGTTTTATGATAAATTACTTAGTAAATATAAAGGAAAATGCTGGATTTGTAAAGATAAAAAAGCTACTCATATAGATCACGACCATAATTGTTGTGCAGGCTACTATTCCTGCGGCAATTGCATAAGAGGTCTATTATGTAGCAATTGTAATACAGCTATAGGCTTATTTTTTGATAATCCAAAAATTATGAAAAAAGCTATTACATACCTATCTCAGCCGCCAGTATCCTAGTTTGGTTTTGGAAATACTCTTATAAGGTATGAATCGTTGGTTCAAATCCAACCTGGCGGACAGTTTATTATAGTAGTATAATATAGATATGGACGAGGATATGGAACTGCAATACTACATAGAGATAGGTGCAATTACCCTAGAAGGTATGGATGAAAATGGCGAAATGATTTTTGCCATACATGAAAAAGCAAAAGAGGTTGCTCCAGAATTATGGCAGGCACACATACAACATATTGATGAGTCTTTAATAAAACTTTATGAAAAAGGTTTAATGGAAGTAGAATACGATGAAAATCTAGAATCTACTTTACATCTAAGTCCAGAGGGACAACAGCTAGCAAAAGAAATGGGATTGATTCAAATGGACTTCCCAGATACGCCAAACGATTAGGAGGAAATATGCCATACAACATTCGACAGGGAGCGGCAGGGTGCAAAGGTTATGCCGTTGTAAATGACAAGGGTGAACTAAAAGGATGTCATCCAAGCAAGTCAAGAGCATCAGCACATATGAGAGCCCTTTATGCAGCCACTGCAAATGAGCAAAAAATGCAGGAGAGAAAAAAGAAGATTTACTAGACAAACAATTTTGTCTTTGCTATAATATATGTGGGTCGCCATTCGGGGCCCACATATTAATTTATTCGCTTAAAGGAGGAATAAAATGGTAACACATTTCGCATTAGATCTTTTTAAAGATCCATTTTTTATTGGGTGGGATAACCACTTTAGAAATCTAGAAAAAGTAATGAACAGTTCAACTAATTATCCACCATACAATTTAAAACAGTTTGGTGAAGATTCTTATTTGATCGAAATTGCTCTTGCTGGTTTTAATTCAGAAGATATTAAAGTTCAGCAAGAAAAAAATGTATTAACAATTTCAGGAGAAAGCAAATCTGAGGATGCAACAAGTTATATTCATAAAGGCATCGGAGGACGCAGCTTTTCAAGAACATTCTCTCTTGCAGAATATGTAGAGGTAACTTCTGTAATGATGAAAAATGGTCTCCTTATTGTTTCATTAACAAAAAGAATTCCAGAAGAGGCAAAGCCAAAGGTATTTGAAATTATCGATGGCGATGAACTTGGAAAAATTTCTGAAGCGGAACAAGACGAAATGCTAGGTCAGGCAGAAAAAGAAGGCCTGCTCAAGCGTAAAAAGAAAAAATAGTATAATAGTTCTGTCCATGTAGATGGACACGGGCTAATAGTTACGCCTTAGGATACACCTGAGCATGTGTTTAAACTGCTCATTAAAATTTGAGGAGAAGAAGTGCCAGCATATGATTATAAATGCATCATCTGTGAACATACTAAAGAGGTTCATAGATCAATCAGTGATGCAACAATGACAGAGCTCTGCGAAAAATGCGGAGCAGCAATGGTCAAGCAGTTTGGCACATTCGGCATACAGTTTAAAGGTTCTGGCTTCTACAAAACAGATAACGCTAAGTAATTACATGTTATAATTAACTTGTTACAAAAGTTGTAACAAGGAGCACTTAGTTGACTAGAACAAAGATATGGAGATTATCTCTCGCCGCCATTCTTGGATTGGGATGGCTATTTCTTGTTCCTTATGACGCCTATGCTACTTGTGTCAATTATATACAGTCTCAAACAATAGCAGCAGCATATGAAGGCGATACAGAGCCAACAGTGCATCACATGGATACATGCTCTGGAGATGACGTTTCTTATCAAATCCCAATAGCTACAACAATTACATTTGATGGAGTTCAATATTCTAATATATATGCAACAACAAATTCAGTAATTACTTTTGGACAACCAGACGGAACATACTGGACTTATCCATCTACACCTTCAATTTCTTTATATTCTATGGATTGGTTTCCAGGATATGCAGGAAGAACTGAAGGGTTAGACATTTATTATTCCGAAGGCGGATTTCAACTTAATCTTAATATGGTTCCGTTTGGAAACTGGAATGCACAACCAAGCACAGTTAATATATTAGTAGCAATTACAAATACAGGCGGACTTGCAGTGTCATATAGTTATCAGGGTCCTGAATATCAAAATTTAAGAACTGGTGTTAGACTTCATGACGGTTCTATAGTATCTCTTGAAGCATGGGGAGCTACTCAAGTTTCGCCTACTTCCGCTCCAACATTACAATCACAACCAGTTGCTGATCCAACAACAAGTCCTACTCCTACACCAACACCTATAACTCCAGAACAACAACAAGCGGCAGTAGCAGAAGCTGCACAATTAGCAGCAGATATATCAAGTCTTAATAATTTAATTGCATCTATTAATGGAGAAGAGCCAACAGATATTACTCCAGAGCCAACAATTACACCAGAGCCACAACCAAGTGAAACAAACACTCCTGATCCAGATGTTGTAATTGAGCCAGAAATTATTGATCCAGAAGATCCTAGATTCCCTGACGATACAGACGGACAAAATGAACAAGATCCATCCACGAATCCTGAAGATTCTGGAACATCAAACGAGCCATCGGAGAATCAGGAACCTTCACCAGAGCCTGCACCTCAAGAAGAGGATACAAATCAATCTGAAGATAATCAATCAGAAAATCCTCAACCATCTGAAGATCCTGTGATAATCCCTGATAATAATTCATCAGACAATAATAGCACAGGAAATTCAATTTCAGAAGATGAATTAAAAAAATTAAATAAATTAATTGGCGCTAACGATGCAAAACTATTAGCTAAATTAACAGATAGTCAAAAAGAACAGGTTGCGGATGCTCTCGGAATTAAATCACAAGAAATTATTTTAGTAGCAAAATTGGCGCAATCTAATCCTGCAGTTGCAAAAGCTTTGGAATCTTTTACAGAAAAAGCAAAACAAAATGCTGATGCGCCAATGCCTTATACCCTAGCAGATGCAGTAACTGAGGCGCAAACAGAACAATTTTTGGCGGATCCAATAGGAGCATTAACAAATATAGATTTAAGCAAAGTTCTAAACCCTTCAGAATGGGGTAAGGATATGACAGATGATCAAAGAGAAAAGGCGCAGGAAGTAATTGTGCCAGTAATTATTGCAAGTAATATTGTGGCAGCAGCCATGACAAGGAGGATATAATGAAAATAATTAAAGGTATCCTAAATTATCTATGGGAGGCAGTTAAAGAAAGTATTGCTCAAGTCTGGACCCTCCTTGGATTTTTTATTGCTTGGCTAACCCTTACTGGAACAGCCCAGCAGGTAGTAGGAGTAGCCACAGTAGCCGCAACTATTATTTGGCTTGCTACAATACCCCTTCGAAAAGAAGAAGACTAAATGCTATAATAGAGGCATGAGAAAATTAGGTGCCTCACTAGCTAGTTTAATGCTTGCCATCACAGTTACATCGTGTAATTATGATGGAAGCTACCGTTATGAGTGCCAAGATCCAGCAAACTGGGAGAAAGTAGAATGCAATCCACCAATTTGCGAAACTACAGGAACATGTTCAAGAGATCTTGTTGGTAAAACGGTTTGGGATGAGTACCAAAAGACAAAGGTAAAAAATGGCTAAAGAAAGATTAACACCACAAGATCTAGATGCTAGATTGAAATTTATTTTGGGAATTACACTAGGAACAATTTTGCTCTGTACATCATTGGGAATTCTATATGGTTTGCTATTCGTAACCCAGCCAATTGGAGCACAGTCGGAAAACGATAAAATGTTTTTTAATGTTCTTGGTAGCGTAGCAACATTTATTACAGGAACTCTTGCAGGCCTATTAATTGGTCAGTCTGGTGCTAAAGATATTATGAAGGCACAAATTGACAACAAGGAAATCGATGCTAAAAATACACAGGCAGACAAGAAACTTGAATCTGAGATAGATCTTGCAGACAAGAAAATGCAAATTGAAATTGATGATGCTGCAGCACGTAGGGCTGCAAAGGATCCCGCACAGGTTCCAGATGAGCATGAAGTTGATGAAGAATGGGATAAAGATTAATCATGGCAGAACAAGGTACAGCAGCAAGACTTATTGAAGTAGCAACAGCTGAAGTTGGAACTGTAGAAGGTCCAAAAGATAATGAAACTAAATATGGAAAGTTTACAAAAGCTAACTTCCAGCCGTGGTGCGGATCATTCGTAATGTGGTGTGCAAATGAAGCTGGTGTGAAAGTTCCAAATACAGTATATTGCCCATCAGGCGCAGCAGCTTTCAAAAAGAAAGGTGCCTGGATTGACGGAGATCTTGCAGATCCAGAACCAGGAGATATTGCCTATTTTGATTTTCCTGCAGATGGAGTAGATCGTATTAGCCACGTAGGAATTGTCATTAAAGATAATGAAGACGGGACTGTGTGGTGTATTGAAGGCAATACTTCTTCAAATAAGAAGGGTAGCCAGAGAAATGGCGGCGAAGTATGCAAACAACTTCGTGCCTATAAGAAAAATAAAAAGGGTGTTATGATTTCAATTGTAGGATTTGGACGCCCTAAATTTAAAGCATAATGAAGACTTATAAGGTAAAATTAGAGATAGACGCAGAAGTGCAGGCATTTGACGAAAATGACGCTGTAGATTATTTGAACGATATATTCGGAGTTGATGACGAAGTCAGAAATGTCAAAGTTGTCAACGTAAAGGAGAAGTGATGGCTAAAGAAGGATACACACCAACTGCTGGAATGAAGGCGGCAGCTAAAAGAGCTATTCGTTGGAAAGAACAAGGAAAAGCAACAGGTGCTGGAACAGCGGTAGGGTGGACTCGTGCAGGGCAACTTGCACGTGGTGAGACATTAAGTTTGTCCACTGTTAAAAGAATGTATTCCTTCTTTTCCAGACACGAGGTAGACAAAAAAGGTAAGGACTTTAATAATACTTCTAATCCCTCTAATGGTCGAATTATGTGGGATGCCTGGGGCGGCGATGCTGGTTTCTCTTGGTCTAGAAAAATTGTGGAAAGAGAGAAAAACATGAAGAAGTCATATACACAAGACGAATTAATTGATGAAATTAAAGACATGCTTGATGATGTAGTTAATCCAGTAGATACAGTAATTGAAATTGATGATGATGAGGAAATTAAAAAAGCTCTTCGTCCAGAAATTACAAAAGAGCAATTAGGAATGGTAATTGAGCATTTGATGGAAGCTATTGAGGGAATGATTGAGGTTCCAGAAGAAGATGATATGGAAGGTGAAACTGAAGCTCCAGAAATGGAATCAGAAGATGCCAATGAATCAAACCCAGCCCCAGTCGGAGATCCAATGAAAAATGAAACAAATTGGCCAGTATCAAAAGCATATGAAAATTGCGACTGTGAAGAATGCAAAGCAAAGAATATGAGTTGCGATAAATGTGAGGATTGTATGAGTAAATCATATAATTCTGATAATGAAGATGAAGATAAATGGGACAATTTAACCAAAGCATGCTGGACAGGTTATGTCCAACGTGGTATGAAAGAAAAGAATGGTCGCATGGTTCCTAATTGCGTACCAGTAGAAAAAGTACAAAAAGCATTATTTAGTAATTTAGATCCATATGACTTGGTTAAGCGTAAATTTTCTTCAAAGCAAAGGGAAGAAATGGCCGCCTCTGGACAGGCAATGCCAGACGGATCTTATCCAATTGCTAACAAAACAGACCTTATGAATGCAATTCGTTCATGGGGTCGTGGTGGAGCAGACCCGAAGGTAAAAGCACATATTAAGCGTCGTGCAAAGGCACTTGGCGCATCAGATATGATTCCAGAAAACTGGAAATAAGTATTGACATAGCCGCAGTAATTCCTGTATAATATATATATTGGGATGCTGCGGTTTAGTCTATAAAAAGGAAAATGTTAAACCTAAATTTACAAGGTGTAGAAATCTTCATAAAGAAATCGCAATCAGAAAAACTAAATTCTTTCTGGGAAAATTATGATCTTCTAATATGGAATAAAAACACAAATGGATATACAAGCAAAAACGGCATGTTTCGAATGAACTCATGGGGAACGGTTGAAAGAATAGCCGTTAACGAAAATGGAGTATGGAAGCTACCTATAAAGTATGTCAAATATTTTAAATGATTTAGGTGTAGATACAGAAGATTTTGATTGGTGGCATTTAGCAGTATGCCGTGGAATGGAAACAAATCTATTCTATGACAAGTACGAAATAGATGCCAACATAGCAAAGAACATAGACGATGCATGCATGTCATGCCCAGTCATGAAAATGTGCTATCAATCTGGAGTAGATAATTCAGAATATGGAGTTTGGGGTGGAGTTTACTTGTCATCTGGAGAGATAGATAAGTCTAAAAATTTACACAAGTCCCCAGAAACTTGGAAGAAGTTAAGGAGCAAAGGTGTCATCTAGTCATTTTTACGACGATAAACATTTCAAGTATGGAATAAATCAATGGACTGGTGAACCTAATAAACCTGTATTTTATAATGAAGAAATGAAAAAGAAAATTAGAGAACTAAAAAAACCTGGGATGCTTATCATGGATATAGCAATGTACCCAGACTTTCTAGCAATCAGATTATACGAAGATAATTTTTTACAATTCGACGGAATCAAAAAAGAACAAGTAATCGCTTATGTTGATAAAGTTAAAAAAGTAATAGAGTCATTTGGTGTAAGATGTGAGTTAGAAGGGGTTCCAAGTGCAAGAGTTTTATGAGATAATTAATGTTGTATATATATATGAAGAGAAAACATATGGAACAGTTGATCAACTTGGAGCATTTGCTTCACTGGTAAAATATAAAAAAGACGGGGTAGAACACGAAGAGTTGTTAGAAAATGACGAGTTCGCTATAGTAGACGAAATCGTATTTCATCATGTAGAGGAAAACAATGGATAAGATATTATGCTACAGCTGCAGTAAGAGCAAGCATAAATTAAATGCAAAGAAATCATCTTTGCTTCCAATTAATCTATTGATGTGTGAATCATGCATCAATTCAAAATTTGAACCACGGTGGTTGATTATTTTGGCTGGAAGATCAAACGGCGCTGATCATGTAAGAGAGTTTGTTCTTAAAAAGCGATATATTGGAAACGAAATATCTGCATCTGAACTATTAGTTTAGGCCCATTTTAAGGTATAATTAATTCATTATGGATTATACCTCTATCGTAATAGCCCTATTGGCTGCCGTATTTTCAGGAATGGGCACGGCAATTATAGCAGGCTTAAAAGAATCCAAAAAAGAAAAAAGGCGGCAGGCTGAGCGGGAGCAGGATCACCTTAAACTAGAAATAAAAGACCTCAAAATAGCACTATATCAGCTTGAAAAGGAATTAACTGACTGGAAGGATAAATATTACGACTCCATTCAGGAATTAATTCAGGTTAAATCCGAATTAGAAAATGCTTTGGTCCAGCTTAATATTATTGAATTAAGGGATGTAGACTCGGAATATTAGAAATAGTACAATAGGACATATGACCTGTATAGTAGCCCTATCTGTAGGAAATAAAGTCGTGCTTGGTGGAGACTCCGCAGCATCTGATGAAAAGTCTGGATTAATCCTGCAAACAACAGATCCAAAAGTTTTTAAAGTGGGTCAGTTTGGTATAGGCTTTGTTGATTCTTTTAGAATGGGGCAGATATTACAATATAGCTGGACTCCTCCAATTTATAAACCAACAGCAGGATTTAAAAATTTAGATAAGTTTATGCGTACTAAATTTG